GTATTGGTATCAATCAGCACTTGACCGGATAAATTCAACGACCAAAAAATTAACCCATAGGTTGATATTTTTATCATTGCTTTCATCCTATAAGGTAGCATTCTTCTTTGATTGTTTTTCTTTTTCTGCTATGAGCTTGTCAAGATACCACTTCGCTTTGTACAAATCCTCCAATCCGTTCTTGTCTTCGCATCTCCATAAGTACTTGATGATGTTCCCAGTGCAAACCGCAACCAATCCTTTCTTTTTAATTGTCGCTGATTCAATGGCATCAATACATTCTATTTCGCCTTGTTTGTAGTGGTTTGGGTTGACTGCATCCATTTGACAACAAAGGTATAATAGTTTTCTTCAATCAAGATTATGTGACCTCCTTGCATATAGAGTTGGGTATTTTCATACAACTGCGAGATGGCAACGATTTGATGTTCATCAACCATCCCATCTTCCAAGATTTGAATGATGTCCGATTCGCCTTCAATCAAACCCATCCAGTTGTCATTCTTGGTTTCGTGTATGATTTGAACCTTGATCATATTGTCTTGTGTGTGTATGCCCGAATTACTCTGTCACCATTCTCGGTTCTTGTTGGTAGCATATACAACCAACGACCACCGGTGAACTTTGGTGATGCACCCCTTTCCACGTGCCATCCCTTTGAACCATCTCCGTATTCTTCTTTGTAAGCACTCGTTCTAATCATCAAGATATCACGAAGCAAAACAGTTCCAACAGATGATAGGTATTCTACGCTGTATGTCATTTCATAATCCTCGTGAACATGACCCATCCAAATCGCATCAGCACCTTCAACATTCACCGACATCCGGTTGTGCTGGATAGTTCCACGAGTTACAGGCCCACCACCGCCAAACCCGTGCATATACTTAATGTTGTATCCAATCTTTTTGGAGTGATGGTTAAATTGATATTTCACCCAACCCCCGTAACCGCCCACCTGAATTGCTGTACCACCACGATAGTTCAACAAAGTAACAAAGCGTTCAATGATGTCGGTCTCTTGTCGCTTCAATATGCTTGTCTCGTGGTTGCCATAACCGATAAACTTGATGATATGTGCATAGGGCAAAAACCATTCAACAGCAGTATTGATGATGGCATCAAAATAGTTTGCGACATTGTGTTCAGGTCTTATGTCCGATTTGCTCTTCCGAGGATCGTATGCACCTTGCATCAAACAAAACAAATCACCGTTAATCAACACATCATTGTTCCCTTTTAACGCTTCGTCAAGATGTTTCTTCAATAAATCTCTGTCACATTTTGGATTGTCCCAATGTAAATCCGAGATCAAGAGAACTTTGGTTTCTTCCCACGGCTTCGGGATGACAATGATGTTATTGTTTTTCATATCGTGGTATCCAAGTGGATGTGCAATCCTATTGCCTTTTTTAACCCCTCTGCTGAAGGTTTGAAGGTGTCAAGGTATATCGTATCAAAGTGATTGATTGAATCAATTAGACGCATCCTTTTGATTTTCTCCTTCACAATTATCCTTTCGTGCATCTCAACATTTAGTGGTTTGATATAGCGGACTGGTTCATCATAATTGAAGAACGCCCACAACCAACTAAACAGGAATAACGCAAGTATTGTGTAGATAAGGAGTGAGGACTTGGAAGTTGATTGCATAACCTGCGAGAATATCAGTTTTTGAATCGTAGAAAGGAGATGCATTGCCGTTAATCACAATCTCAAAATCCTCATCGTTTTGTGTGTTGTCTTCAATCAATGCAAAGATGTCGGTCATAATCTGTGCGGTATCCGAAAGAACCTCAATGGTGTTTGATTCGCTTTCAAATACACGATCCATCACGAGCAATGCAAAGTTGTATGTCATCAAGTTTCCAGTTGACTGCAAATTGAAGCCATCTGGATACAACCAAACCAAAGGATAATACTCAACATTCTCAACCGTCATATTTGACTGCTGACCAACACCGAACTTGTGAACCATCTTATGGCTTTCGGCTGCCGTTTGAATCTTTGCTATTATTTGGTTTAGTGTCATTCTTGAGAAATTTGAGAAGTTTGGCTTCGTTGTTTTTTTGCCACTTATTTGTCCTCGTTGGGGAAGTCATAGTTCCAAAAGCAATCTTGTGAAGTTGGAAGATAAATACCACCGACAAAAGCGGTGTTCTTTGGACGGATTGTATCAAATGTACTGCCGGGATTCAAGAATAACGGATAATCATTGGTGTATGTGCGAAGATAATCCCTCAATCTGTTGGCATAGTATTCCGCTTTATCACGATAACGACCTTCGATCATTGTCATTTCCTCAACTGATACGGCACGAGCATTGTCACTCTCACGAGATGCAACCGATTTGTTCATCAATTTGAATGTCATTGGAAGCATTGCTTCGGTCAATGTGTAATACTTCAAACAAGGTGCGATGTAGGAATCCAAAAGGGTAGTATTCAACTGGGTTAATGTTCCAGCGAATGCCTGTACTTGCAACTCATTGTAGATGCCTGAACCAATCACATCACGGATGTAAATCTCTTGAGCTTCTTTGATTGCTGATTTCAGCAACTTGTCATCAACATTCTCATTCAAAGGCGTGTTCGACTTCAAAAAACTGGTTGATATGAAATATACAAAATTGGTCATCGTTTGATTCTCCTTAATAATTGTTGTTGCCAAATGTGACGGCATTGTGGCGTGGTGATTCCAGTATCAGGGTTTGTGTACCATTCCCCTCTGCGTTTCCATACATCGTAACCAAGTTGTGCAGACATTGCGTTAATGTCCTCACGACTATACACACGATTACTTCCTACAATTTGTCTGCAAAAATCTCTTGAACCGGGAATAAGCAAACCACCTTTGATTCCAGGGGCTAAAGCATAACCATAACGAACCACAATTTCTGTTTGCAATCTCTTTACTTCTTCAACTCCTTTCGGGGTTGTTTCAAGACCATCCTCATATGATTTGATCAACTCTGCTTTGGCAAGTTTAGCAATCGCATCAGCGACAACCTTTGCATCCAGTTTGGTGATGTTCACGATGTCTCCAACTTGCAAACCTTTATTCTCTTTCAACACATTCAAGATGGCAGTTTCAACGGCATCCACGAATTCAAACTTGTAGGCTTCAAAATTGTCTGCACTCTCTCCATATTGTTGAAATACCTTGATGTCTCTTTCATCATCCCATCCAAAAGGATTTTGTTTTGATAGGGCAACATTCAACGGTTCTTCAATCTCATCAAATCCCAACTCTTTTCTTGCTTCGTTTCTGTCAATGATTCCAGCAGTATACAAAGCCTGATAGTCAAGACCGATTGGTGGTTTATTGATGGTTTCTAAACGAACCGATGCGATAGGTTCAAGCAAGTACGCAAAGGTATCATCAATCTTTTGTTGACGGGGTTCAATGTAGGCGTGATGAAACATCTCATACGCTTCAATCAACTCGCTACGACCACCTAATTGACCTTCCACACGAACTCCAAACAACATTGGAGAGTTGACCTTGTGTGCGACAAATATCTCTTGTTGTACGGTCTTATTCAACAAATCAAATTGCTTGTCAAAATCCGATGGTTGAAGGTTGTTGATGACTGATTCCTTCTCTGTCGGATCGTTGTATTGTATAATTAACCCACCGGCATTGTCCGTGCCTTGATAGTTTTCTTTGAATCTCCTTGCAGTTGCACGAGCTTCTTCAGGTGTTGGGATTCCTTTGAATAACTGGATGTGAGTTTGTGCCGTGAATCCGTTCTTGATGCTATTCAAATAATAGTTAGAAATCTCGGTGTCAACCTCAATGTATTTCAACGCACCTACATAATCAGGCAAGGGATATTCTCCTTGTCCGGGGCGGTAAAATTGGCAATAATATATTTGCTTGGATTCCCTTGTGATTGGGTTGTATGGTTGATAGTGGATTTTCCCCGCTTTGCTATCTGTCCAGTCAGCACAATACACATAATCACCTTCAAGACCTTTGCGGACATTCTTGAAAGGGATGTGATAGAATTCCGAAGGTGCGGTCTTTGCCTTGTTCCAAATCACCTCAACTGCAAAACCGTTGAACAACTCGGCATCGTATGCAACTTTTGCTTTGAGTTCTTCGTAGGTCTCGTAAGCGTTTATATTTTTGAGTTTGGCTTGGGCTTTTGCAATCTCCTCCGTGCTTGAACCAAATACCTCCGTACCTATTCCAGCAACATAAGATGCTTTTGCAGAAACGATGGCATTGTGCTTGGGTGATTTATTGAATAACTCAATAAGAAAGTCAGGATAGAGATTGTCAGCGCCAAAAGTCACGAATCCCTTTGCTTTGTTCTCTTTGAAAACAGGCAGTTTGTTATCGTGAAAGTTTAATCTTTGGAAT